AAGAATCGCGCGGTGCCTGAGCTCGTCATATCGAGCGAGCAGGACATCACGTCTGAGCAGGCGGATGTAATTCGCAATGCGTGGATCGATCGCTATCGCGATCCGCGCAATGGTCCGGCTGTCATAGGACGCGGAGCAAAGGTGCAGCAGCTTGGTCTCGGGATGCGCGATCTCGCGTTTCTTGAGATGACGAATGCGTCGCGCGATCTGATTCTGTCGATCTACAAGGTGCCTGCTGCAAAGGTTGGGCTCACGACGGATTTCAATCGCGCGAATGCAGAGGCAGCGGATGCGACGTACAAGGAGAATTGCATCCTGCCGAGACTGCGCAGGATCGAGGAAGCGATCAATCTGTTCGTGCTGCCGCGATTGTATGGAGAGCAGGCGCGGTCGCTTTGGTTCGAATTTGAGTCGCCCGTTGATGAAGATCGTGAATTTGCGCTGCGGAGAGCGAACGACATGCTCAACGCCGGCGCGATGACGATCAATCAATATCGCGACGCGCTTGGTGAATCGCCAATCGATGGCGGCGACGTGTTCATGGTCCCGCTCGGCAAGCGCATCCTTGGTTCGCTGACGCAGGAGAGCGGATCGCTATCAGCAGAGACGCTCGACGACGAGCGCATGATCGAGCGCATCAAGGATGCCGTCGGATCGCGCGGCGCAGATGGCGCGTCGTCACGACGCATGCCGCAACCGAATGCGCGATATGAATTGGCAGAGTTGCGTTTCGTGCGCTCGCAAGGTGCGCTGGAACGCGAGCTTGCGGCTGCGGTGCGTGTGCTGTTCACGCGGGAGCAGCAATTGATCATCGCTGAAATCAAAAACAATCTAACACGCGGCGCATGGAATGACATGATGCGCCGCGATTGGCTCGACGACGTCATGCGCAAACTCGAAGGAAGATGGCGCGGAACGTTGTCTGACTTCATTGTGCGCGGATATCGCGAAGGATGGTTGCTCTTGTCCGCCGACATTGACAGCACTCTATCGTTCGATCTTGTGCGCGAGGAAGCGGTGCGTCTTGCAGAGCGCATTGCGGGCGAAAAGGTGACAGAGATCACCGACGAAACAATGCTGAAAGTGAGAGAAGTAATCACCGCCGGCGTAGCGGAAGGAAAATCGGCGGAAAGCGTGGCGAATGACATCCGCGCTCTATACGACGGATTCCGTGGATCGCGCGCGTTGACGATCGCGCGAACGGAAACAGCAGCGGCAGTAAACGGCGGCAAGGAAATGCACGCGAGCGAAATCGAGGAACGTCTCGGAATGAAGCTCGTCAAGACGTGGATCGCGACAGACGATGATCGCACTCGTCCGAGTCATGTCGAGGCGAACGATCAGACTGTCATGCGTGATCAGCCGTTCGAATTGGCCGGCGGCAATCTCATGTATCCGGGAGATCCAAGCGGACCGCCAGGTGAAATCATCAATTGTCGATGCACGGTGATCTACGATGAAGCGGATTAACACGGCAATGAACAACGTCTACGAACGCGGCATTGTGCTGCGCAGGCCGGCTGATGGATCGCGCGTGGTGACATTCCGTGCATCTACTCCGTCAGTGGATAGGCACGGCACGCGCATCATCCCTATGGGAATTGATACGACGCAATTCGATGCAAATCCTGTGTTTCTTTGGGGGCACGACGGCTACGGCGGGGTCATTGGACCGTCGTCACTGTCGTCCGTCATCGGACGTGTCGTTTCACACCGCAAAACGGAATCGGCATTCGACATCGACGTAGAGTTCGCGCCTCCTGACGTCAACGAAACCGCAGACCAGGCGCTGCGTCTTGTTCGTTCCGGCTTCTTGAACGCGGTCTCTATCGGATTCTCACCGCGCAAATGGCATGAGGAGCGAATTGACGACGGGCGGCAAATCACCGTGTTCGACGAGGTTGATTTGCTCGAAGTCAGCTTGGTGCCGATCCCGAGCAATCCGGACGCTGTCGCGTTGACCAGACATTTGTTCGGATCGCATCCTGATGTTGAGCAGTTGCGCGCCGTTGATACGCTGCTGCGCGTAGGCAAGGTGCTATCGTCAGCAAACAAGGGCAAGCTGCGCAATGCGGTGCAGCTGATCAACGAGGTGCTTGCGTCTGCGGAAGATGATGATGTTGACGAGACTCGCGCCGCTAGAGCAATCAGGCTGCACGGTGCCGGAGAGGAATTTGCGAGAGAGCTTATCGACGCCGGCGCGGTCAACATCGACGATCCATGGGAATTCACGCCAGATGACGGTAACGCGCTGCTCGGTAGCGATGGCGACGACTGGTCGAACTACGGCCGTCATCATCTCGCACGCGAGACAGATGCGGGCGAAGATACAAAGGATGGCTGGCGATATCCTTTCGCGAAACTCGTCGATGGAGATAGCACGCTGTTTCGCTCTGCACTGATCGCGATCAGGCAGCGTGCTGGACAGCAAGGACATACGACGGTGTTCGATGCAGCCGGAAGGCTGATCGAGGCTGTCGACTCGATGACACAAGCGCCTCCCGCGCAAGCGGCAGAGCACGGCGCTGTCGCGGCCGCTGACGCGGCAATCAAAGCGTGGCTCGCTGAGCGGGCCACTGAACGCACGTTGCGCTCGCGCAAGTGAGCGCGCAGCAAAAGGACTATCAGGAATGAGTGATATTTCCCGCGCGGTCGGCGACGCCGTCCGCAAAGAGCTTGCTGCCGTCACAGAAGAAGTGCGGCAGGCTGTGTCTGCGGAGCAGGCACAGAAGCTCAACGAGTTCGAATCTGCTATCGTCGATCTTCGCGCGCATCTCGCCAAGCTTGAGGCGCGCGGCGATGTCAAGCCGACCGAAGAGAAGGTCAGCGACATCGAGAAGCGTCTTGCGGAGACAGAAGAAAATGTGCGCATTATTCGCGCGCATCCTGCGCTTCCGTCGAATCGCAAGGATGATGTTGTCGACGTGTTCCGTGGCGTGTTCATTCGCGACATCGCTGCGGCAAAGAGGACGCTGCGCGAATTGCGCGGCATGGAGCAGGGGCCGATTCAGACTCGCTCGATCGACTCCGGCTTGTTTGTTACCGGCGGCAAGCTGCCTGCTGAGGCTGCGGATCAGTTCATCGACTTCCTCATTGAGCAGCAGAATGCGTTGTCGCGTGTCGTCGTTCGGCGCATGATGAATCCCGAGGGGCATACGGATGAGTTGACCGTTGCTGCTCGGAAGATGCGCAAGGGCGCAGAAGGAAGCGATCCGACTGCGGCCGGCGGTATCGGCACCAAGCGTCGTACGCTGCGAACCGTCGAGGTGATCTGGGCTGAGGACATCACGCTCACGTTCCTCGAGGATAATATCGAGCGTCGCGGTGCGGAGACGCACATTGCGCGTATGCTCGCGACCGCCTTCGGCAATGATCTGAACGATCTCGCGTGGAATGGCGATGAAGCGGACACCGGCGACGCGTTCCGCAGCATCAACGATGGATGGCTTGCGATTGCCGCTGCCGATACTGACGTCAATGTCGTGGATCTCAGCGACACGACATATGGCGTCACGTCCAGCACGAAGGCGAGTGAAGTGCTGAGCTTCGCGTCGCATGCGCTGCCGTTCAAGTTCAAGGGCCGCACCGATCTTGCGTACTTCGTGCCGGTGCGATTCGCGGAGCGATATGCCGACGAGGTCGCGACGCGCGAGACGGCTCTCGGCGACGGCGTGCTTGTCAACGGCATGCCGACGCTGCGTTACTTTGGTCGTGCGGTGATTCCCGAGCCGCATCTGTACGGCTCCAACAACGACAAGGTCGTGCTGACGCCGCTCGGAAATCTGTTTTTCGGTGTGCAACGTCAGCTCACCGTTGACAGCGAGTGGCGTCCGCGCAGGCGGATGGTCGAGTATACAATCACCGCGCGGACCGATTACGAGTATGCGACAGGCGAGGCGTTTGTCCTCGTGTCGTCGCTGCCTGCTCACCTGCAGGCTGTGTGATCGTGAGTGCGGCGCGGCCGGCATTGACGCTGGCCGCGCCACCATAGAGGGATATACGATGATCTACGTGAGGCACATCAAGGGCGGCAGCGTCTCATTCGTGCGCGATGGTCAGATCGTGACGATGAGCGTTGGATCTGAGGGCGACGTGCCGGATGCTGTGTATCGTCGCTATGCGACCCGGTTCGAGCGGATCGACCCTCCGCCGTTGGCGATCAGATCTGCGCCGCATCATATGCCTGCGCCAATCGACCATGTGACGACACAGATGCGGCAATCGCAGACGCGCTTCGTCGCGCGGCATCGTGGGCGCGGCAAATGGGTCGTATGGGACGATCTATCGAATGAGATCGCAAGCGATGCAGAGGATCGTGAGCATGCGGAATCGCTTGCGGCAGCGTACAATGCAGCGAATCGTTGACGGACGGACGACATGCCTCTGATTACGGCGGCAGAGCTTGCGTCATGGCTTGGCGTTGATCCCTCCTCGCCGAGGCTCGATGCAGCAATCGCGGTCGCGCATGATCTTGCTGCATCGTATATCGGGACGGATTCGATCGAGGTTGCGGATCGCATCGAGACGATTACGCCGCCGCGCGATCGCAACACGTTGGAATTGCGTTATGGGCCGCTGACGGAATTGATCTCGGTGATGATCGCTGGAGATCCTGTCGGTGATATTGAGGCTGGCGCGTGGATCATTGGCCGGAGGAACGGATTCAGGGCGGGAGTCGTGCATACGGTTGCGTATCGCACTGGGTGGGATCCGGATGACAGCGGCGCAGGCGCACCATCGCAGGTAAGGTCTGCGCTGCTGATGATTGCATCTGCGGTACACGCGCGCGGGATTGACGGCGGCACTAAAACGAGTGAGCGTATTGGAGACTGGGCTGCAACTTTTTCTGTTGACAGCGGCATTGTTCCTGATGATGCGCGCCTGTTGTTGAGGCATTATCGTCGTCCGCAATTATGAGCGACCCGGCGCCGACCAGCCTCTCGCGCGCGGCCGCCTCGTCACCCTGCGACCTCCGCCGCCTTGTAGTGGAGACGCCGGCGCCGACCAGCCTCTCGCGCGCGGCCGCCTCGTCACCCTGCGACCTCCGCCGCCTTGTAGTGGAGACTGCGTCCTGTAGCTACCTGATGCTGCACAGGGGGCCAGCCACCATGCGACCTCCGCCGCATTGTAGCGGAGACGGCGTCCACCCGCGTACACTCATGCGCTGGGCAGCGCGTCATTGGTCCAACTTGGACACAGCGCTGTATGTCGAGGCAAAGTAGACGCATCATCGCATGATAACGTCCATTCCACGCGAGTGGGATAGCCTCACTGCATTCGTCATTGGCGGAGGCCCATCTGTCGTTGATCTCGGCCACGACCGCATGATTGCTCGACTTGAGGGTAGGCATCCGGTCATCGCGATCAACAATGCATATCTGCTTGCACCATGGGCCGACGTTCTCTATTGGGCCGATAACTATTGGCTCTGTGACAATTGGAGAGACGTCGGGAAACGCCACGTCGGCTGGTATCGCATCACGCGACAGATTCCACGACTGCGTGATGTGAGCCGGAAGTATGTTCCGGCGTGGATTGACTGTATAAAGGTCATACAATGCAAACCTGTCGGCGGAATCAGTTTTGATCCGTCGATCATTTATGGTCGCAACGGCGGGCATCATGCGATCAACATTGCTGCGCTGTTTGGTGCGTCGCGCATCGTGCTGATCGGATTCGATATGCACGCGAACGCGCGCAAGCAGAATTGGCACGATTTGCATTCACGGCCTGCCAGGACTGACGGTTATCAGGGGTGGATCGACGACATGAATCAGGCCGCCAGCGATTTGCGCGGTGCCGGAATCCATGTGCTAAATGCTAACAGGAATAGCGCACTGCGGTGTTTTGATTTTGTCGACCTCGCCGACGTCATATGAGTGCAATTTTTGTAAGAGGCATGTGGGGCCTCGGCGACAACATCTATCAGCGATCGCTCATAAAGCCGCTTGCCAGTCAACATGACGTTTATTTAGAGACGCCGTGGCCTGAATTATACGACGATACTCGCATCAAGTTCGTGAAGGGCGAACGACCATTGCGCACGCAGCTGCGCAATGTGAGACGTCAGCCAGATTCGCGATGGTCCCCTTTGCCGCGATATGCGAGAGAGATCCGCATCGGATATGGTTCGCGCGAATTGGAACGCGGCATGTCGATCGTCGCCGCGATGGAGAGAACGTCGCAATTGACGGCGGATCCGTTCTCGTTCGACCTTCCGGCATATGAGCCGCCGTTGTCGCGTTCTCGACCGATTGCGGTGGTTCGTCCCGTGACTGTGCGCAATGAGTGGTTCAATGAGGCTCGCAATCCGTTGCCGCGTTACATTGCGGAAATCTCTCGTGCATTGATGAAGACGCACAATGTTGTCGCGGTTGCTGATGTGAATGGAACGGATGAGTGGATCGACGGAGCGCTGCCTCCTGCACACGATGTCATGATAAGGGGCGAGCTCAATATCGTCGCACTGTTAGGTCTTGTTGCGAATGCTGACGTGATCGTTGGGGGTGTCGGCTGGATCGTGCCTGCGTCTGTTGCGTTTCGTCGCCGCGCATTCATTGTTTTAGGTGGCCAAGGCAAGCACAACGCACCTGACAGACTGATTGATCGCCGCATGGATGGATCGCTGATAGGATTTGCGCGGCCTGACAATTATTGCATGTGCAGCAATATGAGACACAAATGCAACAAGACGATATCGAATTTGATGGATCAATTCGCGGCATTCGCGAAGCGAACAAATCTCTCCGTGATGCTGTAGCTGCGGATCGTTTGACGTGGTGGCCTGAGATCGGCATCGGCTACTATCCCGTAACGTCAGGGACGAGGCCGTACAATCAGGCGTACTTCGACAGGTTTGCCGAGCAAGCGAATACAGACATAGGCCGCGCATTGATGCATGCGCGTTGCGATTTCGTTGAGCGTCATTTCCATGGGACGCTAGTCGATGTCGGAATAGGCAGCGGTGCGTTCATCAACGCGATGCGCAGGCGGAGACGCATCGTCTACGGATACGACGTCAATCCTGCCGCAGTTGCGTGGCTTGAGGAGCGCGGGCTATTCGTTGATCCTCACATTGTTCCAATGCCTGCGATCACATTGTGGGATGTGTTGGAGCACATCGACGATTTCAGGTCGTTGTTGTGTAACGTCAAGCAATGGGTGTTTGTATCATTGCCGATCTTCGCGGATGTTGAACATGTCAGGCGCTCCAAGCATTTCAGGCGCGATGAGCATTTCTGGTACTTCACGCATGATGGTCTTATCGCAGTCATGCGCGCTCTTGGATTTGATCTCATAGAGGCAACCGATGTCGAGACGCGCATTGGGCGAGAAGACATCATGAGCTATGCGTTCAAACGCGGTGCATCGTAATGATCGCGCATCTTCTCAATACGACGTGTCAGATAATGCGTTCTGAGCCGATATCTGACGATCAAGGCGGCTGGATCGAATCAATGATCGTCGCAGCGACGGTCCCATGTCGCATCGCGCCTGCGAGCAGTTCCGAAGTTGAGATCGCAAAGCAGCGCAACGCGCTCGTGACGCATGCGCTCTATCTTCCGGCCGGAACGGATTTGCGCATAGGCGACGTTGTTGTGCTCGAGTCAGGACGCGAAATGCGGGTGTCGATACCGGATCTGAGTCCATCAATTCCAACGCACCACCGCAAGGCGCTGGTCGTCGAGCAGCAATCGGTCGAATGACATGGCGCGAGTGGAATGGCGGGCTGATAGCGTTCGGTCAAAGACGCGGCTCAGCGTCGAGCGCGGAATGACGCGCGCAATGTTGTATCTCGAAGGTCGCATAATCAGAAAGATCAGCAGGGGGCAGCCGCCGTCAAAGCCCGGCGAGCCATGGCATACGTTGTATGGCACGTCGAAGCGATCTATGACGCACCAGGTTGAGGTCGGAAATCGCGAAGTCATTGGCCGCGTCGGCAGCAATGTCGTCTATGTGCGCCGCCTTGAATTTGGATTCGTCGGCATCGACGCGGCTGGACGTAATATCAATCAAGAACCGCGACCTGCAATGCGACCTGCTCTGCGTGAATCCAGAGAAGAGATCGTGAGACGGATTGCGCGAGGGTGACGCATGCTGAACGTGACAAGATCAATCGTCGACCGGCTCAAATCTGACGCGACCGTCAGCTACCTTGTCGCGACATATCGAGGCGAGCCTGCGATATTCAGTGCGTGGCCCGTGCCAGCTGATGCAGCGCGTCCATATATCGTGACAGATGGCAACGTCACTGACGATGACGACGACGCAGACAGCGTTAGCCTGCGCACGATCACGCGCGATATTGCGTGCTACGCGGACAACAAGGGGAGCGCGCGAGACGTTGAGGATATTGCCGAGGCTGTGCGGTCTGCGTTGCACGGCGTATCGTTCGCTGTCGACGGCGGACGATTGCTCGTGTGCAGATGCACTGGACCTGTCGTTGCGCCGACGGACAATAGAGTCCTTGGCCGCGTCGTAACTGTATCGCTGCTTATCAACTAAGGAGACTATGATGGCGACGAATGCGTTCAAAGGGCGCGAGGCTGCGCTCTATCTCGGCGACGGCGGATCGCCGGAAACGTTCACTAAGTTTGCCGGCGCTCGCACGACGGCAATGACTCTCAATAATGAACCCGTCGATATCACGAATATCGACTCCAACGGCTTCCGCGAATTGCTGCCGGATGCCGGAGTGCAGTCGATGGACGTGCGCATCGACGGCGTTGTCAACGATGCCGCCGTCTATCTCGAGGTCCAACAGCAGGCGACCGACAGGACGATTCGCAGATATCAGTTCCGCTCCGGCAGCGGTGATATTTGGGAAGCAAACATGATCGTCCAGTCGCTCGAACGTACCGGCACGTATAACGATGCCGAGACGTTCACGATCTCGCTGCAGTCGAGTGGGCCTATCGCATTCGAGACGGCGAGCTGATGGTGATCGATGACGACTCTGCGTGCTGAGACGGTGTTCGTCATTGACGGCGAACGCTATCCTCGTCGGCCGACGTTCGCGATCATCGCAGCAATCGAGCGACAGTACGGAGCGATATGGCCGCTTCTGCAACGTGCGACGACTGCGTCGATTGGAATCGAGGAGACGGCCACAATCGTTCACATCATCCTTGGCGGACCGCAACAAGGCGCGCCAAAGCTCGGTCGCGTGCAAGAGGCTGTGTTCGATGAATACTCAGAGTTCCTGAGACTCGTCGCTGAGTTCCTGGCCAACGCGATCACTGATCCGAGCAGGAGTGCTGAGGGAAACGCGACAGCGGCGACGCAATGAGCGCGTCGCCAGATGAAACGCTGCCGTGGCGAAGGCTCATGGAGATCGGCATGGGCGTCCTCGGTTGGGGACCGGATCAATTCTGGTCTGCGACTCTGCGCGACTTCAATGCAGCATTCGCCGGTTGGCAGGAAGCGCACGGCGCAGCAAAGGATGATGCATATCGCAGCA